TACACGTAAGGAGTCGTCGGCAGCGTCAGATGTGTATAAGAGACAGGCTGGTGCTCGTCAGGTAAAGACTCGTGCCGCTCGAAGTGCTTGAGACCGTCGTATCATTGCCGAACGTCTGGCGCACCGAATAGCCCGCGTCAGACTCAGGCACAACCATATAGTACTGGGTGTGGGTGGTCTCCGACGCGTTAACGCCGATGGTGACCTGCCCGTTTGCGTCAAACGCGATGCTCGGCGGCTCTACCGTCGGCGCAAGGCCTTGCTGTGCGCTAGACGTCGCGTAAATGCTCTGCGCCTCGGCCAGGTACGTATAGTCGAGCCGAAACTGAATCTGCGCGGTTAGAGAATCGAGCAGCGAAACCGTCTCACTGTACGCTGTGCCATCGCTCGGCGAGCCCGACTTGAGAACCCAGCTAGACCACGCGCCGTCACCCTGACGAGTGCGGTAGTACAAGTCGTCGGCCAACGCCGCTGGGTCATCAACCGTGACCTCAAACTCCAACGTATTGCTAAAAGGCGGGTTTACGCCCTGCAAGCCGTCGGCCGTGATCTCCAAGACGGGCGTTACTTCGCCCTCTTCAGGTACGATGATGGATTTAACGACGTAGCTCGTGGCAACTTCGCCGTTCGGCCCAAGAAACAGAGCCTTAACGAACAACTCATCGCCAGCAGACAAGCCCGAAAGCAGCGTACCAATGTCAGTAACACTAAAGTTGCGCCCAGAAGACGGATTTTTAGCGCTCTGCGCGTTCACCGTTGCATCAGACGGCACCGAGCCGTTGGCGGCCGCAATCTTGATCTGCGCAGTGTCAGAATCGCCGAACGCCTCGGCCGACAACGTGCCAGCCGCGTAATTGATACGCAGGGCAATGTCACCGTCAGGATAGCGCCCGAAGTCCAAGCCCGACGACGTAATGTGTACGTCGCCGTTTTCGCCGCCTAGGTTGTAGTCGAGCCTAAACTGCACGAAGCTCTGGTGGCCTTCCTGCATGGTCACCGTTTCGCTGTACGCTGTGCCGTCGGTCGGGCTGCCGCTCTTCAGCGTCCATGCCGTCCAGTTATTCGCGCCAGTCTTCGTGCGATAGTACAGCTCAGTAGCCCGCCCGTCGGGATCATTTACCGTGACCTCAAACGTGGCCGGGTTCGTTGAGTCGTCTTCGTCGGTTACTTCCATCGACGGCGCGCGGAACTTGATACGCTCCCACTTGGCCTCGACGAAAGGCCCGTGGTCCGTCGCACCGTCTTCGCCTGTGCCGTCGTTGTTTAGGTAACCAGCAGCCCGAAAATAAATCGTCTCACCAAGGCCAACCGTACCAGCTGCAAGCGTGAATGAGTCGGCGTTCGTGATCGTGCGAACGGTGCCCGCTTCCACGGCGGCATCGCTCGGCTGACTTGGGCCTGTCCCGACGCTGTAGGCATAGCGGTAAGACGCGCCTAAGTCTCCCATGCCCACAGTGACGGCCACAGACCCGTCTTCGTGATCGCCCTGCACAACAAGCGCGGTGATTTGGTCCGGCTCTTCAGCCAGCGGGTGCAACACAACGCGCTTAAGCGGTCCGGCAACAAAGCCGCTGGTAGCAGCGCCGCGCGGTTCAAACTGCAAATAGCGCAGATATCCGGGTGGCGGTACGGCGGCTACATATTCTTGCGTATCGACGCCTACAGCCAACTGCGCCACGGGCGCATCAGCGTCGGTAAACCATACGTCAGACGTTACGGGCTGCTGCACCAGCTTTGAGTAGACCCACACGCTGTCAACGAGAGTACCAACGCGCCAGGTCCACGTTACGCCGCTCGTGCTGCGGTCAATTTCGCGGAAGTCAACGAGTGACAGCCGCTGGGTCGGGTCTGCCTCTTCGGTCGGCGAGCTGCCGCCCTCCCAACGACGGAAATAGGCCGCTGGCTGGCCGCGCACGGTAATTTCTGTGCGGTGCCGATCTGCGCGCAGCGTGTGCCGATAGCCGACGGTGGCAAAATACTGCGTCGTGCCGTAATGCACGTTGTTAGCGCTGAACGCCAAATAGTCGCCAATCTCAAGCGGCCAGAAGCTGTGAACGCTAACGCTCTGCTCAGCGGGCGGGCTCGAAAGATCCGATAGCGCCGCGTTGGCTAGGTTAGTGGCTTCGGTGTTCGTGTTGATCGGCGAGTCTTCGGGCAAATCGAACTGTGCCCAGCGACGGCCGAACTGCGACACGGAAGCCGCGTCGGTGACTGACACCTCTTGGCGCTCGCCGATGCCGTCGGTGTAGCGCACAGAAATAACGTTGCGCACATCCTCGCGGCTAATCTCAAAGCGCGTTACGTCTTCGTAATCGTCAGCGCCAAAAGTCCACTCAACGTCACCCACGCCAGCGCTGCGGTTCGGCTCGCTCAGCGTAAGCTCAAACTGGCTGGTTGAATCGTTCCAGCGCGGCCGCAGCTCGTAGCCAATCAGCGCAGCCAGTGTGGTTACCGCTTCCAACACGGGCATTTGCTGCTGCTGATAGGTCGTAACCGCAAAGCTCGGGCTGCTCGGCGTGTTCAGCGTTACGCCGTCGGTCCAGTCATCTAGGATCTGCTGAATAACGTCTTCAATGTCGGTGCCGGATTCGCTGCCGTACTCGCGGCTTTCTTCCACCCAGCGGTCAGCCAGCTCGGCGCCAATCTTGTTGCGCGAGTAAATCTGGATTTCGGGGCTGCCGAAGTCGAGCGAATCAATGACGCCATCATGCAAAAGCTGCCAGTCACCGCTAGACGGTGTGCTGCCCTGCGCCATAACCGCCACGTACACGCGCACATCGCGGCCCGTGTCAATCGTATTAGCGCTGAGCGGCGATAGCGTGGTGCCGTCGTCTTGATCGCGCCGAAGATAGATCGTTGCGCTTGGGACGATTTGATCAACGCTCTCGGTGATGTCAGCGCCAACCACCCAATCAAAGCCGCTGTAGCTCGTCAGATCGACAAACGCGCCCGTGTTGTCTTCGACATCAACACGCAGAAACACCGCCTTAACGGCGGCGCTTAGAGCGTTACCCTCGCCAGTTGTATAGCTGCGCACAGCTTACACCTCGTAGAGTCGAAAGCGCACCACCACGCGACGACCTGGCGCCGTCTCAAACTCACGGCGGCCCAACGACTGCACATGGCAGTTAACCGTGCCCGTCAGATCGCCCGAACATGCCACGGGCTGCGAGCCCTGCAATGCCGTTTCTAACGTGTCTGCGTTGCCGTCAGTCATTGGCACGGTGGTAATGTCGTAAGAGCGTTTGTAGGCCCGTATAGAGCTGTTCATGGTGCCATCAAACGCGCGGAATCGGTCGCCGATCTCGTCAACGTTGACCTGCACTGAGCCCTCGGCCACATCGACCGTCACACCGCCCACAATTAGGTAGCTCATCGCCCAATGCCCGCCAGCCGCTGGTTACCGTAACCGCCGCGCTCGTATTCGCGCCGGAACTCTTTCGCCACAGCCTGTGCAACCTCGGACGGGTTGCCAGCGCCGTTCACACTAATATTAACGGTCATGCCGCCACCTGTGGCACCCATACCCATAACCAAGTCGCTTGTGCTGCTCGCCGAGCGCTGCACTGGATCGCTGGCTTGGAACACGCTGAGCGCGTATTTAAATCCTGTGGGCACATTGCGCAGAGCCTCGGCCGCGCTATCTGCCGAGTCTTCCAAGCGATCAAGCGCAGACTCAGCGAAACCGAGCCAGTTAAGAAAATCGGAAACCGAAATGCCGCCCAACAGATCGAGCAACTGATCGAACCCCTGCTCAGATCCCAGCAGCGCAAGAATACGGTTCACGAACTCGTCAAAGTTTTCTGGCGTCAGACCTCGAATCGTATCGGCAAAATCTTCGCTAACTTGCCCAAGAATTGAACCCAATTCAGTTGGGAACCATTCGCCCGCAAAATCAGCCGCAACGCCCAACGCCTGTTGGAATTGTTCAATTGGCCCAAGGTCGAGCAGCGCAGCGCGTCGCTGTAACAGATCCATTTGCCCGTTAAAGGTATCGAGCGACAACTGGGTTGCTTGCAGTGCTTTCGAAAGTCCCTGTAAGCTAGCCACGCTCTCATCGGTCCAAGCGCCAAGTGCGTTTTGTTCCAATATGAGCGTGTAATTGATTTTTTCGGCCATCTCTTCAAGAAACTTGATGGCATCCTCAAGCTCTTTGCCTTCGAGCAAGTCGAAGAACCCAAGATCAACCGGAAACGCGCCCATTGACGCAATAACTTGGTCAATATTCTGAAGCGCACGGTTAATATCAGCGCCTGGAATCGTGCCGACGACACCACCGAGCAGTTGCTTGGTGTTCTGCTCAATAGCGCGCGAGTTTTCTTCAAGCGCGCTCTGAATGGCCTTTTCGCGTTCTGCTCTTTCGCGTTCGAGCGAGTCGTCAAAAAATGTACCGACAAAACCACTTACTGCCTGGCCCAAAAGACCTGTACCCAAACCGACAAGAGACGACACACCGCCGCTCAACAGACCGCCAAGCGTAGTTTCCAATGTTCGGCCAAAATCAATGTCAAACTTTTTAAGTATTCGTTCGATTTCGTCACCGAATGAAACTTGAACATCCTCCGTAACCCTAGGCACGGTGCTGCGCTGGCGCATCATTTGCCGACGGAATGACTCAGAATCAATCCCCAACTCTTCGTCAGTGGCAAAAGTGCCCGGCCCCACACGACGCGGGATGGTTCTACCCGGCGGCCTACGCTCAGGAACTGTTTCAAGCAAAATCTCAAGTTTGCCGAGACCGCCGATAGACTCAGCAGCCTTTAGGATTCGCTCAAGCTCGGCGCGCGCCTCTTCGAGATTCTTGCGTGTTTCGTCGCTTGGATTGAGCGCGTTAGCAAACTCTGCACCCGCGACAGCTTCCTTGGCTGCTTCGAGTGCATCAACCAACCGCTGTGCTGTGTCCAGCGAGAACTCTAGCCCGCTGACAATCGGCGTAAAAGCTTCTGCGGTTTCTTCTGTGGCTTCGGCGAGAGCTTCCTGCTGAGCAATGTACTGCTTAGCGGTCTCGATGAGCTTAAGAAATGCAGCCTCTTGCTGGCTAATGTCTTCAGGTTGCACAAATCGAGTACCCAGCATGCCGCCAGCGGCTGCTTCTACGCCCAACCCCTGATTGCTGCGAAGCTCGGCCAGCAACGCCTCAAATCTTCCTAGGGCCTCGGTTGCTTCGTCAATGCTCTGCGGGTTGAACTGGCGAATCATTGCCAGACCCAGCTCGCTTACACCGAGATTAGACGCGGCAATTTCATCATTAAAGGCGCGCAAGCCGCCAGCCATCCCGTTAATGATGCCCTGAAACAACGTACTTTGGTTGATTGATTCGCCAAGATTTCTGCGCAGGTTGTCCAGCTCTGCGCTCATTCTGGCGAAAGCATCGCCCGTCGTTTCAGTGATGCCGCCAACCTTGGCCATTGCAGATTCCATCTGCAACAGCGCCTCTTGGTTGAACGCCAGACGCTTTTCTTGATCGCTAAGCTCTGAAACGTTCTTGCGCAGAGACGCGGCAAACTTTTCGTTAGCTTGCGTCACATCTACGGTGATACCCAAGTCATCAAGCAACAGCGTTGATTGACGGGCAAGACCTGTATTAAGGCGCTCAAGAGCAAAAGTGGCATCTAGCCCCATCGCGCGGCCAAGCGTCAACGCAGCCTCAGCGAGTGTGCCGAACTCTTCAGCGTTCTGAACGGTGCCGAGAGTCAGCGAACGCGTGAGGTTAACGGCTAGGTCGTAATCAGAAACCAGACCGCGCGTGGCTGTTCTTGCTATTGTGATTGCGCCAGCTGCATTTCCTGACGCATTGCCGAGCGCCCGCATGGACGCCTCAAGCTGGCCCGCAGATGTCGAAAGGTTGATAAATCCTTTTACAATCTGTGAGCCAACAACACCAGCAATGACGGCCTGTGCTTGCCTGAAGGTTCGGCTGAGCTTGGCAACGTCTTGATCTACCTGCCTAATGCCGCGATCAAAGTCTTTTTTATCGGTCCTTACTCGGACTGTAAGATCAGCGTATGGCGTGGCCATTACTTCCTCGCGGCTTTATGTGCTCGGTCGTGCTCTCGCTGCACGGCCCGTATTTGGTCAAACGTTCGCCATTCTACCAACTCACGCGCGGGCATCTTTCGCTCAAGATCCCACACCGTCATATGTAGCCGCTCCGCGAGGGCGAACAAATATTGGCGCTCGTGGGCGGCGTCTAATTTTTTACAACTTCACCTTCTGCCTTCACACCAAAGCCGTTGAGCTTTTCGACCTCTTCAATGAGAAACTCAAACGGCTCTTGGTCCATCTCTTCGATAAAGCTAAAATCGTCGTCCCGTAGGAGCCGGGTGCCGTCTTTATCGCAGATCGACCAAAGCACCAGTTGCATGCGAGTACGCAAATGCGCCTCGATGTCTACGGGCTCTTTTTTCTGCGCTGCCTCCAAAAACGGCTTGGCATATTCGGCCCGAGCGCGAACGCCCAACGGCCGCAAATAGACCTTTTCATCCCAGCCGGGTACTGGCCCGACCTGAACGACGTCAGGCCGAGCCAGCCCCAAGAGCTTTTCGCGGTCCATTAGCTAGTCGCGCGAGTCACGGCGCCAGCGGCAACGAACGAAGCGGTTGCCGTCTGCTGATCGCCCACAGCACCTGAGCCGGGGTTGTACGCGGTGCAGATCGCCGAAAACGAGTACTTCGGGTTGCTCGCGCTGATCGAGCTGCCCTGTGCGGCATACTCAACCGTGACAGCAGCGCCACCAACAAGCCCATTCAGCGTGTTGTCAGGGGTGCCCGAACCAAACGCCTGGTGGAACGTGGCCGTGAGCGTAGCAGTCTTCAGACCTGACGCGGCCGAACGGAAGCTGTCTCCCATTGCGGTATCGTCCACAGTCTCAGCGCCAAACTCAACGGTGATGTCCCGCAGATAACTCGACAGATCGACCGAGTTAACTGTGAGGAAAACGTCGTTATGCAGTGCCATTTTAGCCTCGCAAAATTAGCTCAGGTCGTCTCTTCGAAGGAAAATGGAACGGTGACCTGTAAGCCGATCCACCCCGTGTCTTCTGTATCAATTGAATCAGGGCCACTAGCAGCGCGAAACCGCACAATGCCAGCCTCTGCTCTATCGAAAATATCGCGCAAGGTATCAGCGTAGCCACGAATGACTCCGTAGCCCGTACCCTGCGGTGTAAAGATATCCAAAAACAGAATACCTGGCACCACGTTTAGCCCGCTCGGCCCCATCGTCCAATCTGTGGCTTCAGCCATGCGCACAATTGGCCGCACATACGCGCTCGTGCCGGGATCGAAATGCACACCGGGCCACGCAATCGGCGTAGTTGCCCATTGCGCAGCCAAGCGGCCCTCGATGGCCTTAATTGCGGTATTCGTTGAGCTGGCCATTATTTAAACCTTTGCGTCGCAACTTGCTTGTCAAACCACGGCTTTAAGCCTTCAATGCTGATTTTTACCATGCCGTTTGGTGCTTTGACTCTGCTCCAACCTTTCTCAAGTCGCATGATGTATGGCAAGCCATTAACCAACCAACCAACTTGACCATCCCAGAAGTTGACTGATTCGCCAATTCTTGTGTTCTCGGCTTTTTGTTGATTGGTATAGGTTTCGTATGCAGCGCGTTCAGCTGCACCAGAAACACCTCGACCTTTCACTTGAAAGGTTCTGCGGTCTGGTTTATTTACCGAAACGTTCCAATTAGAACGCGCTCTGCCCGTATCAACTGGCGTTTCAAACACGACTTGTGCTGTCAATCTGAGAAGATACGCGCGCATTAGATTATTGGTCTTGCGCTCCAACTCAGCCAAGGCTTTACGCTTCATCTCGTCCATTAGCGCCTCAGTTGCAGCTCGTAGTACGCTACGTCATCGGTAGCATACTGCGATTTAATTGAGATGATACGATAGGTTTCGGTGCCCAGTACTAGCGTGTCGTCTTGCGTGGGCGTTGCGGCATCACCAGCGATGGTAAAACGCACATCGCCTTCCTCGATGGTGTCGCCCAATTCCATCGTGCCATACTGCGACGGCACACCGAACACCTCAATATCAGTAACGGTAACGGACGCGGCACCCGTTGCCGGGTCATACGCGCCCGTCGTGGTCTGCTTCAACGTAGCAGCCGTGCCGAACTTGTTATGTAGCGTAAGTGCTACCTTGGTCAACGCGTCGAGCGCACCCATCAGCCCAGAAACACAACGCTAGAGTTGCTGGCCGTGGCCAACACGGGCCGCAGAATACGCTTCACGTTCTCGCCGAGCTGGCCAGCGCTGAACGAAAGGTTACGCTCAATCTCAAGCTCACCGACCTTCACGCGTTTGTATTCTTCAAGGCCCGAATCATGCAGCAGGTCGTTATTGCCGCGATTTAGCAACGCCAGCGCTTCCTCAAACACGGCCCACTTAATAATCGTGGGGATCGTGTCGGGGTCGTACTCTTCGCCGTCTTCGTCGGTTGCACCCTCGCGCGGCCACTTCAGCTGCTGGGCCGTCGTAGTCTTGTAGCCCTCGAACTGCTCTTGGTCGATTCGATAGCTGGCCGTAATCAGAGCTTGCTTTTTCTTGTCATCGCCACCCGTCCAAGCCTCGACGTTCAAGCGCTCGGCCATATAGGCTTCGCCTTCAGCCAACGTGACGTAGCTGTTGGCTGTCGGGCTTTTCGGTGTTGCGTTAATTACTACGGCCATTGTGCCCCCAAGCGGGGCGGGAGCCTAAGCCCCCGCCCCTCATCAGGTGAATTGGAAATTAGCGGGTCTTAACGATGATGCCCGGCAGGTGCTTGTTATCAGCAACCTGCGTATCCCAATTCGTGGCCGTGGCAACCGCCACATCGGACGGGTTAACGCCACCGTTCGCCACATCCCACTCGCAGCCGCGCAGCGACAGCGTGTAGGCGTACTCACCCTGGAAGCGGTACGTGATGTTCTGCGTTCCGGTCACCAGGTCCATGACAGTTAGCGGCGCCTCGCTGTTCTTGCAGACCGCAGCGGCGCGAGTCAGGCCCAGAGTGCTGTAAGCATCGACGCCCGACGAAACGCCGTCAACCTCGACGAGCGAAGGCGAGTCGGTGATGATGACCGGACGGCCCAGCGTTGCCGGGATGCCCTGCATGATCTGGACACCATCAGCGCGATAGATCGCGTCGGTGATCTGATCCTTCAGCAGGTCGTGGAAGACCTTTCCGTGCATAACCCACGCAACGATCTGGTTCGACGCATCGCCAAACTTGGCCATGCCGTCCACGAGGTCCTCAGTGGTCACGGTTGCGCCAGTCGAGCTGTGCTCCAGCGCAGCCACGCTGTCCAGCTTGGCCTCAAGAGCGGCCAAAGTGCGGTTGAGCATCTCCTGCTGCACAGCGCGGGCCGACTGCTGACCGATGATGAACGACATCTCGGCCGGGTCCTTGCTGATCTTGCGCCACGAGTCGGCGGTCTGAGCGACCGGACCAATGCGGCGGTTGAGCTTCACACCCACGAACTCGTCAGACGACATCGTGAGGTCAGAAACCGAAGAGGTCGAAGTGTTATCGCGGCGCGAAACCAACGAAGAAATTACGTCGAAGAACGCTTCCTTCTGGTAGTTACCCTCGTGCAGATCCGTCTCAAGGATCAGCGCGTTAGCTGAGGCAGCGTTAAACGCCTCAACCGCCTGGGCAATGGTCTCTACATACCCGCCGTAAAACTCGTCGTTATAAATCTGAAAATTAGCGGCAGTGCCAGCCATTGGTCATGCTCCCAATTGATTTGGTTAATTGGGCAGATCCAGGAGCACTCGTCCGGGGTTCGGCTCACCGCGTTCGCGGGCTTCTCGGATGAGGGCCACCTTCTCTGCCGGGGTCATATCTGCTCTACTGCGCACGGTTGCACCCCCGGTGCTTCCTCGTCCAGCGGCGCCGCCGCCTGTCTTGATCTCCGGCGCAAACAATGCTTGCCCGCCCGGCGATCCCTTGAACTCGGCAACGAACTCGCTAACGCTCATTTCGTCGCCGTTTGCGTTCAGGCGCGGCTTTCCATCAGGTCCAACCACTACCGCTCGAACGCGTCCGTCAATTTCCCGCGTTTCTACAAAGCGCGAAGCGTAAGACAGCGCAAGGTCTTGCGCCTCGGGCTTCAGTCCCTCTTTAGCTAGCGCCGCAGACAGCTCGCGGTCGCGTACCAACTCGCGCAACTGCGACTCTTTCGCCGCCAGCGCTTCCTCTTTGGCCTTAATACGGGCCTCGTATTCCTCGCGGGTCTCACCCAAAAGGCGCTCATACTCGCCGCGCTTTTCGGCTTCCTTGCGCTCCCGCTCTTTTGCTTCCTGCCGCAGACGAGCGTACTCGTCTACGTCCACCTGCGAGAGCGTCTCCAGCTTTTGCTTTAGCTGAATGTTGTTCTCGCGGAACTCGTCGAGCTTCGCCTTGGGAACCGCTCCCTCAACGTCCAACACGTAACGCCCGTCGGCCTCGCGGTAAAAATCGCGTACGCCTTCGGGCACTTCGTCGAGCGTTTCCAATTCGAGCTTCAGAGCCATAGTGACCCCCGGTCATAATTACGGCGCCCTGCGCCTGGTTAAAAAATAGACGCGCCTAAATATCGCGTCAACTTGCGCCCAACTGCTCTAGCGTGACGATGCTATTGTCTGAGCGCACTAAATCCCGAAGCGTAATCTTACGCTCGCGGAACAATTGAGCCCGTGCTCTACCCAAAACCTCGTTCTGGACACTTTCGGGCTGATCGAAAAGCCATTGTTGGTATTTTGTGCTGGCAGGTACTCGCCCGCTTGCCGAGGATCGGCCACCCTCGGGCGGCGGGTCCAGCCCCAAGCCTTCCCAGTCTATAACGGGCACCGTAGTACTGCGGCAATTGGGATGCTGCGGCGGTTCTTTGCGCTGCGGGTCGTCGTAGCGAAATACCTGACCATCGAGCCGCGCACAAATAAGCGTCGTGCGGCTATCGAGTGTTGCGACGTACTCGTATTCTTTGGTGATATCGTCGTTTTCTTCGTAGGTGGCCATGTGCGCGCGGTTCGTAATCTCGTTTACGCCTGTGCGCACAATCGTTTCAGCCTCGCGCTCAGTCACGCCGAGAATACCGCCCGTTCTGCCTCGGCCGACACGGCGGCCAATCACGCGGTCAACCAGCTGCTCAACGGTCTCGTTATTGACGACGCCGAGCCGGAGCTGCTGCCCAAGTCGGCGCATGGTGGCCTGTCGCTGACGGCCGACCCAGCCGCTGAGCGTCTCACCCTCAAATGGGCGGCTGTCCAAAATGCGCTTGAAGTAATTAAGCGTGATGCCTTGCGTTGACACGCGCACCACGTTTGGCCCAATCGTTGCCGCGAGCATTGACGAAGCAATGCCCGTCTGCTGTACCCCAATGGCCGCCAACTCTAGCCGCAAATCACGCTCCCACTGCGAAAACGTCTCGGCAGTCAGC